TTGTATATTTTGAGATCTTGTTGCAAGCCTGAGATTATCAATTCTGTTATCGCTTCTTATTAGGTTTATATGGTCGATATCGCAAGATGGATAGCTGCCATACACATATAACCATGCCAGTCTATGCCCCTTGTATAAACGCCCGTCGACCCTTATCACTAAGTAGCCGTTTGGTGAAATGTATCCCGCAACATCACCAGCCCTCATCCTCTGGCACTTTCTGACTTTCCACGTAAATACCCCTGACTCTTCTTCGTAATGAAGAACTTCTTTCACTCTTGCTTGTGATATTTCTTTTCCTAAGTTGAGGTAAAGCTGCTGGATGGTGCGGATGGCATTTTGCTGGACTAGCGGGGTGCGGATTTCAAACGTTTGTTTTCTCATGGTCGAATCTCCGTTCTCCCGCCTAGCATGCGGATTGCTAACCGCTCGCGAATTGTTAGTACTCG